CAACCAGTCCCGCAACAATTCAATGTCCCCGGATCTCCACAACGTCCCACCGACCCAACCAAAAACGGCTTCACCATTTTGAACCATAGGTGTGTAACGGTCAACGTCAATACTGTTCCGAACCAAACAAACATCTCGAACCCTGCGCGAGTAATGATCCGCAAGGAACTCAGTCGAAACAATTACCCTGTCAGCCGCCCTGATCCCAATCTCGTACCACATCCGGTTACAGTCAAAGTCAGTGTGCGGGTGCGTGACATGGTAAGCGATATTTGTTGGCTCCAGCCCGTAATGAAAATCATCCACATCCACAATCACACGCTCCCCCCTCGCTCGCATTATCGGGATCATGTCAGGGAAAGCCTTGTGCATGATTAGTTTCGTGACCGTCGCGTCATACCCGGTCAACATTCCATCTTTATACGCCACCCCTACCCCGTAGTCAGTTGCGAGCCGTGGCTGCCCAACAACTGTCTCCCACCCGAGTTCTTCTAACTGACGGGCAGGTAAAACCATTCGATACCACGCGCACCCGTTCGGTTCCGGTGGCTGAATGTTGTTATTAAAATCAGTCGTTACAAAGGCCACGCCGGGCACGTTCCACCTCAACCATGTGGAGAGTCAATGCGTAACCAATAATGTCCACGACCGTATCGGCTTTCGGCTTATGCACTTGCCTAGCAATTTTCATTCCCACCATGCACAAGGAAACTTGCTCAGCGGTTACCGAAGTGTCAAGGATCACCGACCATATCTGTGCAGCACGGTCAAGGTTGTCCAGCGGGTGACCGTACTCGTTTTGCCGTTCACCGTTCACAAGGGAAGCGGCGTAAGCGGCTATGTCCTCTGGGAGCATGGCGCTAGATGACTTGGAGGTCTGTGACACGAGTATCAGGATACATGCAGAAGGTTACCGTGCCTGCCTGCGACACCTCTCCACTTGAAAGTTTCCACCAGTCCGAACCACCATCCATCGCGGGGGCCTGAATCCAGACGCACCCGCCCCAATCCGCTAAACGCAGATGATGATAGTGACCTGACACGAGAACGTCAGCGTCCCCAATCGGTTGCTTCCCCCCGGCCTGTTTCTGCCACCACGTTTTAAGTTTTAGTTCCGGTGTCACACCCGCACGAGCAATATGACCGTGAGTAAGCCCCAGAATCCACCCGGCAGACTCAAGGGTCAAGGTTACTGCGTCCCTTGGGTACAGGAACTTTATGTGACCGAACGTTTCCGGGTTAGCGTGAAGGATCTCCTCTACCATTTCAACGATAGCGAGATCATCATTGTCGTGGAGGGTAGTGAACGATTTACCGTCAGCCCTGTTCTCCCCGTGGTTACCGGCAACAGCGGCGACCGTGATTTCGGTGAAGTGTTTTGACCACGCCATGAGTGAGTCTAAAAGCAGTCGTCGGGTTACTTTCACCTGATCTCTCCGATCAAGTTCGACGTTGAAAGTTTGTGACGGGTAAAAACCGACACACCCTTCAATGGAATCCCCTGTCCATAGGACGTTTAGTTTTGAGATGCCCCTACCAATACTCCGCAACTCTTTAACCCTGCGTATGACCCCTTCTCGTGCGTTTATGACACGTTCAATGGTTCCCTCAAGTCCGTCCCCGTCATTCTTGCCTATCTGCCAGTCAGCAAGAACAACGTTAAAAACACCCTCACCCTCAAACACTTTCTTTGAAGGCTTCCTCCGCAACGCTTCCTTAATTAAAGGCTCCAGATCAACACCCAAAATTGTGCGACGGATAACTCGTGCCTTGTACTGCCGGTTATTCCCCCCATCCTCCCCACCCCACGAATTAAAAAGAACAGGCTCTACAACCTCAAAAAGTTCCGGGTCAAGACCCCAATGACGAAGAACATGATCCCAGTCAGGGTTACGTTCACCCGCGATAGTAGAAGTCGTGACGGTTCCCTCGTCACCCTCCCACACAATGCCCGGAATCCACCTTTTACGGCGCGGTGGTTCAGGCTGATTTTGCACGGCCTTAGTGAACTCGTCTTTCAGGGACAAAATTACTCCTGTTGATTAACGGCGCGACACCTTTGACAGGCGATACGCCACGGGGAAGTGACCAGTTCAGCAAGCAGTTTGTTACAACGCCAACAACGGGGCCGTTCAACAGAAACTGAACCTTTCCCGTAAATATCCATTAACGTTCAATAACCGTAGAAAACGTTAAGGAAAACTGTGGACGGTCATTATCGTCAACACCCAAAGGAGTAATGGAGCCGTTAGTTGTGACACGCAGGAACCGAACTCCGGTCAATGTTTCATCCGTGATCGCCGTCAAAACGTCACGCACCTCAAGGATCTTTGTTCGCGCCCCGTTGTAGTCAGCCCGAACCCCACGCACCATCACTTGAACGGTAGGTCGCTCCAGAGTGGCAGTGTTACTGACAAGGACTTCCAGAGGTACTTGCCCCGGTCCTTCGTAAAGTGCGATACAAGCGTCAGGTGTGCTTGGCATAATCCCGATAAAAATGGTGCTTGCAGAAACCCCGACAGAAGCGGAAACCAGTTTGTTGACCAACGAAACAAGCATCATTGGGCTGCCCTCAAGTATTTCAATAAACGTTCTTTAATGTCGCGCTCGAAAGTTGGAGTAGCAGCATCGAAAGGAATCTTCAAGTAATGGTACGTCTGTCCCCCCTTGTGGGTAGCGGAAGGATTCTCGTGAACAATAAGCGCATACTGGGAGGCTGCACCTCCGTAAGTGATTTCCACGGTTGTTAATGAACCCTCGCTTTTAGGCTTCTCAACACGGCCACTATTTTTTAACGTCCCTGTGTCAACTGGAACTATTGCTTTGGAAGCGTTAAGAACATTCTGGCTCACCTGAACAAGCGCCCTGTTTACGATAGGTTCCATACCTTTACCCGCAAGTTTGTCAAACATCGCACCGAGTTGACTAACACCGTCAAAATCAACAGAAAACCTCGTCATGCGCTCAACCCAACAACAGTATGATGCCAACCGTTCTCATCATGAGGAGTATCAACCGAAACAATTACGGGGCTAGTCCCATCAGCAAGCACAATCTTTGACTGAGTATTCACGGCAACCTGACCGTAAAGGATCGCTTTACCCGTCTGCATCACCTCACGCCCGTCAGGTTTAACAACAAGTTTTGATTCGGATACTAAATGAGCCGACGCACTAACACTCGCGGAATAAGTAAACTTCCCGTACACGTCCATGCTTGCGGCAGGAAAAATAGCGACCCGTTCACTAAACAATTCAAGGTACTCAGTTTCAATGCTCACGTTTTGTTGTCCATCTGCCCTAGAACGAAGTCGCTCCCGGAATCCTCGTCAATCTTATCCACCGTTTTAACCAGTGAGTTTGCGTTAACAATAGGTGCGGCGGGGTACAAGTTAAAACGTGCAGTTTCCAGTTGCTGAATAAGGCTCAACAGTTTACCTGTGGAAGATCCAGTAGACGAAGCAAGCGACAAGTCCCCAACCTTCTTAGACTCGCTTGACCCATCTGCCACACGCCCTATGAGGGTGCGTACCGCTGCGATAGCGGCTGTGTAACCGTTTTCCCATGTGGTAACTAGGTAATCAAGTTCCGTGTCCTGAAACAACGGCTCAGCCGCATTAGTGTCCGTAATGAGGAACCGCACCAGATCACGAGTAGACGACCCCGGATTACCTGAATATGTGAAAGCCATAACATCCTCCTCCAGTTTATTGTAGTCCAGAAATGACTAACGGGATCATCCCTTAAATCAAGGATGATCCCGCCGTCGGTCGCGGATTTAATTAAGCAACAACTGTTTGCCAGAAGTACCCAAGATCAGCGGCAACAACTTTGTTATCAAAAGCGAGTTCCGCTTCGATACGAGTTGCGCGAAGTGAATCCAAACGGAACGAGGAGGTTCCGATTGTTGCACCGAGTCCAGCCGAAACACCAGTCCACTGCATGATGTAACCAGCGGAAGGAGTCAACAGGCCGGGAGCCGGGGCAACGTGGGCGAGAAGCGCACTTTTCCCGGTAGTGAAAGCGTAAGTGCCGGAAGCACCTTCAGCGTTCGTGGCTTTGATTGACTTCGATACCAGTACACGCTCAATGTCAAACATGCGAGCAAGCATGTCTTCAGTGATCGTCTGTGACGACGTGTACTTAATCCGGTCAACGAGATCAGGATGGTTCTTCAGTTGACGGAAAACGTCGTATCCAAGAACCAGCGTGTTCGCTGCAAGCCCAGTAACAGAAAGGATGTCTGCCTTTGCTTCTTCAATGTCGTCAATGGGGTCAGAGTTTGTGTAGTCACTCCACTGGCGAACCTGTCCAGCGGAAGGAGAACCGGAAACACCTGTCGCTGTGTTACCCCACACCCCGCCAGTCATAAAGTCACTGACGAATTGGATTTCACGACGGGTCAGGAGCCGTTGGGTAACGAACTCTGCCGCTTCACGATCAACGTTGATAGGTGCGTCAGCGTTAGCGCGAGTCTGATCTCCAATGTCCTTATGGATCGCGTACACATCAGCGTAATAGGTTGCTGTACTGATGTTGTACCCGGAACCCACGGACTCAGTGCCGTCAGTGCGAACCTGTGCTTCATCACGAAGCCAATCGTTTTTGTCGTACACGAAATACTTGTCGGACTGCTTATCTACCGGGACGATAGGGAACACCTTGTCCGCGATAAAGTTTTCAGCCTTCTGCATGTAGGCGACTGACACGTTAGTCAGGATCGCGTCAACATGTACCTGTGAGCCGGTTGGTTGTGGCATTTCTATTCCTCCTAGAGTCCGCGACCGGGTGCGGCGCAGTTGATGACGGCTGAAACAATGGAACCCAAAGCGGCAACTTCAATGAAAGCACCGACAACGAAAGCCGCTGAACCAGTTGCGCCGTAAGCGAGAGTGATACCAAGGGCTGAACCGTTAGAGAACAGTGGCTGCCCTGCGGATGCGGAGCCTCCAGCCTTCACTTTGGTTCCACCAACAATGGTTACCTCAGCGGCTTGACCACTCGTAGGCGCGTTTTGTAGGACTCCAACGGGACGGTCGGTTGCGCCACTAACAGCAACAACGTTTCCTGTTCCATTGTCAATCTTCACAAACTTGAATTGAGCAGCGGAAAGATCCTCACCGGCGGTGAAAGTTGTCTTGACCGCTGCGTTAGAAAATTCGTAAGCCATGATTAGGCTCCCTTCTCATTCAGGTAGTCGTTATAGAGTGCAGGGTTTTCGGTTGCAACTTGAGCGTAAGCCTGCTCAATGGTTGCGAACTTGCCCTCTGCTACCGCTGCTTTAGCGAGGGAAGATATTTTGTCGATAGCGTCACCTTTAGCGGTGAAGCCTTTACCGACCTCAGAGAAAATGTCAGCCGATTCGTTTTGTGCGTCCGCTGCTGCGAGCGCATCCTCAATGCTCTTTGCCAGATCCAAGTCAATACCGGCCAGCCGACGAAGGGCAGGTCCAATTTTCTCAGGGGCAACAGACAGATGACTGTAAGCGGCTTTCGCTTTCGTGGTGGCTTCCGCATCAGCATACGTTTCCCGTTCGACAGCAAGCGCCTTTTCAGCAACTGCCTTATCACGAGCCATTTTGACGATAGCGGTACGAACGTCAGGACTGGAGGACTTTGCGAGTGCAAGCGTTTCCTTGTCCAACATTTCTTCGCCGTCCATCATTTCGACCTCTTCCATGTCAGGCTCTCCCATAGCAGATTCCATTTCAGCGATCCGGGCTTCCAGTTCAGTGATACGAGCCATAGCGACCATGAGATCTTCTTCAGCGTCTTTAACTTCGTCTTGCATTTTTTCTTCCGGCATATCTTCTGCCTTCAGTTCTTCCACGACCTCCGTGGTTTCTTCCATTAGTGCCTCCATAGGTTCCGGCAGGTTACGTTGAACGTCTGCCACGGTTTCCGGGTTAGCGGCCTTCATCACGAGCCACCCCTCATGCAAGTGGGCAGGGTGATCCACGCCGGAAGTTTCCTCAATAACCAGTTCAGTCATTTTTGGGGCTTTGCGCGGCACGGACACCTCCAACTCGTAGTGTCCTAATCGTACACTGATTTCGCCGGGCATAAAAAAACCACCCGGAGGAGCGTAAGGGGTGCGCTCAACTCCGGGCGGGGTCTAGGTTGTTAGTGTACTAGAGGAACACGCTAACTCATTTTTGTGACTGCTCAAGTAGCGTGGTGAACTCCAGCATGGTTGCGTGACTTATTGGTTCATGCGTGTACGGGTTTACGAGTTGCTGCTTCACCCTACTCCAGCCCATGACGGGTTTCCCGTAACTGTACGCCGTCATAACGCTACCGTTGCTTTTAATAAGCACAATCATCACGTTCCTCAACCAACGTTTGACCTGCCAGAATCTTTCCCCTAGTTTCCATGAGGATGCTGCCAAGCATGTTCCAGCCGGGACGCATGAAAGGGTTCTCTGACGCTGTAATGTCTACGCCCCAGATTCGGTCATTCCAGTATGTTCCTTCTTGCAGCCATGCTTGGCCTGTGTCTAACAGTTTATTTGCGAGCCTTGGAGATTGAATGAACTTGGCGTACACGATCTCTCTCATTATCCCGAACTTGTTTGTGTCCCAGTCTTCGACGAGTGGGCAGTTGCGTCCTAGACTTTTTGCTTCACCGGGGTCATGCGCTGTGAGTATTGACCATCGGTAATGCTGAGCGTGAGCGTGAAATGGATCTACCTTCATGTATGCGAACGCTTGTTCGGCAGTAAAGAATCTGTGCCCGTTGTAACGGAATGGTTCTCCTTCATAAAAGTTTGACAGGAAGTCGTATTCGTTGTCTTCACTAAAACTGTCGAACCAGTCAATGAGCGTTTCCGGGTTTTGGTTGTGCATCAGATTCCTCCTTCGATCCAGCCAGCGAAACCCATGAGTGCAAGGATCGCTAACACAAACAGCGGGTATATAACCAGTTCGCCACGGCGGGTAAGTTTCACGACGTAACCGTGTCCACATAAATCCGAACAACGCGAGTACCCTCATCGTTTTGTATTTCGTAGCATGATCCGTCGAACCAAGTATCTAAATACACCTGACGATCCTCAACGATTGCGTCATTCAATTTCTTTAACCGGCTTTTCACTGTTCGGTCGCTGAGTGTTCCCCACTGCGATTCTGTTGCGGTGGTATCTTCGGGATATGCGTAGGTTCCTTTGCACCCGCAGGCGCAGCCGGTTCCACCTGAGTATGTGCTAATTACGTTTGCGATATTTATTGCGTTCATTTTTTTCCCCTTTAACGAGTGGTGTCGGAACGTGTTTCCCGACACCGTTGCGGTTTAGATATTAGCGTTCAATCGGGCGAGTGTCTCGGAACGGTTTATTTCAGGATCAACAGATACTGCCAGATCCAATAGTCTTTCGTTGTTCAACATAATCAACGCCCGGCTAACGGCTCCCATCGTGACGTAGCCTGAACCTGTCCGGCGACGGTATTCGTCCCGCGCTCCGATTGTGAAACTGAAGTCACTTTTTACGGGGACTTCCCAGACGGCTAATTCGTTGAGCATTTCGATTACGGTCGGGTCTATCATGGCCGCGTCCCAGTCTTGACGGATTTCTTTGCCTACAATTACTGTAATCATTTTTTTCCCCTTTGTTATTGGGCGACCCCTTGCCGCCTAGCTTTTCAAGTGTAGCATCCCGCCCCCTGAACTTTACAGGGGGTCGGGTTAATGCGTGTGGCTCTGATATTCAGGCTTCCCGTCCCAAACATCTGCACCGCTGAAACTGTGGATCTTTACCCAACAGTTAGCACCGTAAACCTTGATCTTCCTTCGGAATGCTGCGCCGGTTACTTCCTCATTGGGCACGACTGTTTCGGATGCCCAGCCGGTACGCTCAACAATTTTTTGGCCGATAGGTTGAATCGTTGCCCAGCCGTTAGAGACCTTGACGACTTTGAAAAAGTTAATGTTCGTTTGGTCGTATCCCCATGAGGATTTTAATATGGTTCCGGCTTCCATGACGTTGCTCATTTTTCTCCTTTTTGTTACCCCCTTGGTAACTCATATCCTGAGCATAGCACATAGCCCCCGTGGTGCAATAGGGGGGCAACTTTCGCACGAATGTTTTTAATAGTGTTATTTAGATAGTATTCTTAAAGATAGTATTCTTATAGACGGACAGGTTCCCGGACGGCCCGTTCACCCGACGGCCAGTTAAACCGGCGGCCGGGTTTCTAGTCATCAAGTCGAAAGAATAGAAACGTCAGAATCCTGAGCCATGTAACCACCCGCCTGACCCACAAAACACGGCCAGAAGCCCCTTAAATCTCCATTAAACATCAACCTAGCCGGGAACCTCAACACCCTCACGGACAGCGTTATCCGGCATCTCTGCGTACACACTCCCCGCAACACCCCCAATGGAGTACCCGCGCAACTCACCACGCTTAATTTTCGCCCACGACTCATCATTCCAGATAACCCCAAGGAAAACCGTCCCAGCCGGATACGTCACTTCACCCGCAACAGAACCATCCGACCCCAGCATGTCCACCGTCCACGGCTGCGGCATCGTCATAACCTCCACCCAGTTACCAGCCTCAACATCACGGTCATGCTGCAAAAAAATCCTGCGATCACCAGAGTTCACCCAACCCCACACGGCAGCCTGTAAAGTATCCGGGTCAGTCCACTCCCCATGAGCGTCCATAAAATCCGGTACATACAACGGCCCTAGAGTGAACTGGCGATCCTCTGACTTACGAACAAACTTTGCTTTCGCCAACTCCAACGGTTCATCATCTACTATCGGGCCGCCTGAAATCCACGCAGAACATGTCCTAGCCGAAGCGCACTTAAACTTAAACACTCGGCAGTAACCCAGATCACCCTGCTCAACAACGTCATACGGATCTTCACTATCCCCGCTTAAACCTTGGGCGATACAGTCCTCAATGTGGCTTGTCTGATCGAACGCGGCACAATTACCGCACACCGTTGATCGTGCCTCCACCGGGGTCACATCGAAATAGGTTGCGAGATGCTCCCAATACTCATCGTTAGGTAGCCCCGGATTTAACGGGCCATAATCAGCAACCTCAATAGCGGTCTGCCGGTTCTTCAAGTTCACGGGAACACTGTAAGTTGCGATAGGGCAAGCAGCCTTCTCACGCCCCATGATGGAGTCAGCCCACGTTTTCCCTGCCGCACCACCCCACGCCTCATAAGCAACACGTCCCGGTGACGGAAAGCCGTCCTCCCCATAATTCCAGCCCTCAGCACTTGAGTTGCCTTCATGACGTGCAAGGAAAGAAGCCATACGCCCGATTGTTTCCCGTGAAACATTATCGCCCCGTGCCAGTTGAGAAGCCCGTGCACGACCCACATCCGTGAAACCGTCCCCCGCGTGACCTTCCGCAATCCAGTCAAGTGCCTGTTGACCTGATTCCTGTACGCCTAACGGCGGTTCAAAGGATTCCTTCGACAACGGTTCGATACTTGTCAGAGTACCCATTTTGTGACCAACAACAGTGTCCGTTTCATTCCAACCGTCAGCGGTTTTTCTCCACAACCGGATAAGGACAGCAGGATTTTCAGGCTCAGCGTTGATCGTGAAAGACGTTCCGGGAACTTTGACGCTCCCCTCCAGTAGGATTCTTTCTACCTTGCCCCGTGCCCTGCCCCCGCTAGAGTTCCAAGACACAAAGGAACCCTCACGGATAACAGCGTTCTCAAAATATCGGATCTCCTCTAAACGATCCTCCGCATCATCAGCAGTGGCGTAATAACCGTCAACCTCTAACCGCTTCAGTTCCCCATTAGCCGCCACAATCGCGTAGCCTTCACCCGTCACAACTGTTTCCCGTGACGGTGCGGGTGAGTTTGTTAATGCTGCCAGCCGGTACTCGGCAAGAATCCCCGTAGCGTCATCCCGTTTAGCGAGGGTAGCCAACTGATCTACGGTGAGTGCTTCTATCTGAGCGAGGAGATCCATTCGATAAGTTTAGCCTACTTCTTAGGGGCCTTAATTATCGTTATGTCCCCTGCCTGCCAAACAAACTTGTCCCCGCTGAAAGGCGGTGGCAATTCAGTGGTTTCGGTTGCTTCTTTTTTTTCCATGTTCCAACCATAGCGCACAGACTTTTGTAGGTGTACGGGGGCCTCACTTGACCCGAACTCTTGATGCACCAACTCAGTATCCACAAAAGTCCTCCCAGATTGAACAGTCACTTTCGTCACCTTGTAAGTTGACCCCGCCTGAACAAGAAACTCCTGCTCCTGATCCCTGTACTCCGACAACCGGCCAAGGTAACCGCCCTTAGTTCCGGTAGGAAGTTTAATCCGAAAACTAACATCCCCCTGCATTGCGGAACTATGCGAAAGGCTAACGCTAGTGAATCCGGGTTCATGAAAAACATCACCGGGTTTCAAGTTGTTTATCCGATCCCTAAACGCCTCACGCTCTGGAGTTCCCCCCTGAATCCCTACACCCCGCACACCAATAACCGCTTCGGTAGTTAAGCCTCTTTCCAACGCCCTACCAATCAACGTTATGTCTCTATCAACAGTCGTCGGGTTAACCGGGTCATATATTCCATCCCGTAAAGTTTGGTTTGCGTCCTTATAGCCCGACCGCGTGTACGAGCCTATCGCCATTTTTGTTGGCTCATCAGACTCAACCATAGCCTGCCAGCGGGCAGACTCCGTGTTACCCCACTCAGCACCTACTTCGTTTCCTAAAAAGTTTCTTGAACCATTAGCAAAATCGTCATCAAACTCAGGCTGCCCCGGAACGTTCTCCGCACGGCGAACATCCGCAGTACCTTCGTCAATGAGACTATTTATTTCAGCGTCTAATTCTTCATCCGTCAAGGACGAAATATCCGACGGGATAGAATCAGGAGCCTCAACAAGAAGAACATCACAACGACAATTAGGATGAATCGGCGGGTCACCCTCCGGGAACTCCTCATTAAACTTCACCTGCGTCCCATCCAACGGTGCACAAATTGGGCACTCAAGTCCATCCAGTTCGGTAGACCACTCTTTCAACGTGGTATCCGGGTCAATGAAACCCTCATTCACACCCTGATCCCACGCCTGCCTGCGACCCTCGTTAGAAGCGCGAAGGATTTCGGTACGGGCAATAGTTTCCGTGCGGTATTTGTGGATCTTATTGTGGTAACGGTCAGTGGCTTTCTCACTCGCAGTAAACGCCTGATCGAAAGTTTTACCTGTTGCCATAATGCGGTTGATTTCGTTGTCACGAAAGTTCCTTACCCAACCAGACTGCTGCGTAGTCAACCCAACAACGTCACGGAGTCCTCGGGCAACCTCCCGTGGAGTGAACTCCCCCATGTTGGCGCGGGAAGCGTAATCCTTAATAACGTCCCTTTGCGAAGAAATAATCTCGCTCACCAACTTGCCGCCCTCAACGTTTGCCCACGCTGCCGCTTCAGGTCGGGTCGCATCGAAACTGTACCCAATGCTTGCTTTCTGAATAGCGGGAAGTTTCACCCTCTTACCTGCGTCGTTCAGTTCCCCCAACAATTCGTCCTGAAGTGCCTGCTGCATCTCCAGCCACGGCTCATCTGTCACCATGTTTACAATCTTGTCCAGCGACGAGTGTTCTATCGCGTCAAGGAGTTTCCCTTCATTACGAATAATCTCCCGACGAACCTCGTTCATGGCTGTGTTCAGTAAACGCATAATCCGTTTCTGCGACTCAGTAAGATCCACCCTTTGTGCCGGGTCGCGTCTAGGGCGAGCCTTAAACACGAGCATTACAGGACAGGTTCCGCTTCGGGAAGGTCAGCGAGGCCACGCAGGTACGACTCCAAACCGTGATCCGGGGTGAGTACACCGGCAGTAACCAGTTTCGATACGAAGTCTGCGACCTCTGGAAGAACAACATTACTGACGGAGCCGTAAGTCAAGTACGGCATTTTGTCGGTACGCATAGCGTTCAGTTTTAGGAGGCGAGGGATAGCGAATTGGTTTACTACCTCAGCGATTGTTTTAGCGATTGAATCCACTGCGAGAGTCCACAAGTCTACTTTCGTGGAACCCAAAGCAAACGACCCGACCCGATCAGACCCAAGGAGCAGGAAGTCGGACAGCAACGTCATTGTGATTCTCTGATCGTAACGTTGGATTACTGCCCCGGTATCAAACTGTCGGGAGCCGCTAGCAGACAACAACGTCAAGTCGAAGACACGGTTGCCGTTGGAGTCGTAAGCGGCAGGGAAAACGACACCTTCCTGCTCGTTACGTTTAATGTTTTGCACAATTTCAGTGACAGACTGAAGGACTGCTTTCTGTGCGCTCGTTGCGGAAGGTGAAAGGTACTCCGGTGGGACGTATGCCATTGGTAACCCGGCAAGGTCACGCTCAATACCAATCGCTTCAATCTCCTCAATACGACGCTTGTAAAACCACGGGCGGTAAGCGTTACGGAGAAGCGAGTAGCCTTCCGGGTTGTTTCGATTCGTGGTTGTTCTAAACAGTAACGCTTTCTCAACCGGGATACGGTGTAACCCGCCCCCAGACGGGTCCATTTGCATCATCCCTTGGATACCACCGTCAACGTCAATCATCCACTCCTGAAGCGTTTCCTGCGCCCTTACGCCCCATTTACGCCAACCTATCCGGTTGTCTTTGTAGCGGGAGTTTGTTTTAGCGTCCCCTGTTAGTCCACCACGGATCTTGTAAACCAATTCGTGATAAGACCAGCCGTACACCAGCATGGAAAGAATGTTTTGCAGCGTGGAATCAAACGAGTCCGACATGTCATCTAAGCATTCTTGAACGAATACTTTAGTGCGCTCATCCTCACCCTCAATACGCCAGTCCAGTCTAGTGATTACTTTGTCAATGGCGTACAGCATCGCCCCAACAACAGGGTCGTTGTCCCGCATTTCACGGTAAACCTTGAACCCTTTAACCCCGCGCAGTTGGGGAAGGAACTCCTCGTCAATGTAACCGCCTGACCTGCGGAGGCCAGACGAACCGATTTCGATAAAGTCGTAGTTATTGTCTGGCATCAGCGTTTATCCTCATAGCGGTTAGGTAGGCTGCTTGAACTTCGGTAAACCCCGCCTCAACAAAAGCCGAATACATTTCGTGAGCAGTAGTGGCATACATCTGAAGCGGGGTCATAAACCGATTGTACCGTCTAAAAAGGCGGCTCATCAAAGGTTGCGGCCCACGAGTCATCTATCGGTGTGGGTGCGTTGTTTGTTTTCTCGAACCGGATGGACTTCCCCACCTCATCGGCAGTAACTTCTAGCGACAGTTTTTCTTGCCCGTCTTTTGTTGTGTACGTTTTGGCTTTCAGTTTCCCAGCGACCATTACTCGGTCACCCTTCTTAATTAACTCGGCGGACTGCTCCCCCAGTTTCCTCCACGCTGTGACACGGTAAAAGGTTGCTTCCCCATCTACCCATTGGTCACCCTGTTTCACGCGCTCATTAACTGCGACCGTGAAGGAGGCTGCTGCGTCACCTGCTTTACTAAACGCTAGGTTAGGTTCTCCAACGGCGTTCCCGATCAGTGTTACTTGTGTCATTTTAATCTCCCCGGATTCTTTCACGTCGGACTATCCGACCGTTAGCCCAAACCCTACCAGCGGCAACCCCGTCATAGTACGACCGACGCGGGGCAACTATCCGGTCGCATTCAGGTATTACTGGGCAACGGTCACAGTAAGACAAGGCATCTAAAACTTTAGATCCGTTGGTTGCGTCGAAAAGGTGAGGGTCAGCCCCGACACAAGCCGCGTCATCTAGGAACACTCAGTGCCGTTTTCTTTCCTGTTGGGCCTGAGAGAACGTGCGCCCGTCTAGTTTCTTTTTGAAATGTTTAATGTTGTTTTGCGGGACACCGATTCGGGTAGTGGGGAGAAGGACACACAACAGGTCGGACTCGTGTTGGCTCATGTACCCGGCGGCTTTAATAGAGTCAATGTCAGGGAACACATCTGCGTGACGCATAGTGTCCTTCTCAATCATAGTGTCCTGTTTCCCGCCCATTGAGTACACGGTCAGGAAGTTATCTGGCAAAGTTAAAGACTCGAACAGTTGTACTTCTTTCGTGTAGGCGTAAAACAGGATCTCCGGGAATCGTCCCGCAAGTGAGATCCAGCCGTCCAGATACTCGCGGGAAAAGAAATCCCCTGAGTCATGTATCCGTACAGCCTGCCCACCGGCCTCTAGCCACGTTCTCACCGCCGTACTCAGGTGCGTCGTTGTTACCAGACCCGGAATTATTCTAGGCTCTCTCCGTGGCTTAAATCGCTTGTGCGCTAGTTCCTCCGCAATAGCGTCCGGCCAGTCTGGGTCATCCTTCACAAGGGTCAAGTTACTTAAATGCTTCCCCTTAACCTTCGGGAACAGGTACGTCCCGTTTCTGGCGTAACAAAACTTCGCACACGCCCCCGCGTTAGGGCACACGTTGAAATGTGAACCGTCCTCCAGTTCAATAACCCACGCCGGTAAAGTGAAATTCCACACCCCGTCCCGCCGCATCTCACTGTTCTGAGTCAAATACATAACGCCACATTAGAGGCCCGTACAGGGTTTAGTAATCTACGACACCCCGTAAACCCGCCTCAATTAGAACGTGCGCGTAAGCCCGTTCAATAGCCCTAATGAGGGCAATGAGATCCTCGTCAGTTGTTTGCGTGAGTTCCGGGATGATGTGGTTAACGTTTTTTTGTAGGTCTTTAATGTGTTGGTAGCGGGTGAGGGTCATTACATGTCGTCTTCTATTGTGTAATGCAAACCCTCATGGGCATTCGACAGTAGCCCGTCTATCCTCCAGAAAGGAACACCTGTCTTAGCGTAAGCAGTCAGGTTCGGGTTACCATCAGCGTCAATCCATTCAGCAACAACAACCCAACCAATGAGAAGCGAGTTACCGCCATCATGCTCCTTGTCGTGAGCAGAAACAGCGGACTCTAAAGCCTTCTCCGTGTCGTACAAGTTGTCCATGTCAAAAGGTTAGCACCGTCCAGAGGGTATGACTTCAAACCAATGTTTCGCACCCGCACCGAACTGCCACGCAGTCCAAAACGCCCGATCTTGGAAGTAACGGTTCCACTGCCGGATAGGATCATCACGGAGTTCACGGATCTGTTTAATCAGTCCATCCCCATTCTTTCGGGACTCTGCAATCATCATGTGCGTCAAGGAATCACGCCACGACCTGTCAAGAAACTGATAGTTTCCCTCAGCAGATGATGAGGAGTTAGTGCCGCGATAGTTATGGCGGGATTCACGGAAGGAGATACACTCCCGGATTTTTTCGTCTTGCGGGTCGAACCATTCCCCTTCATACAGGGAAGGCTCGAAACCTTTCCAGTCTTGCGCGGCCTCACTGTGAGCCGTTCTATATTCGTGTGATTGTGGAAGTTGAACAACGGGTGAAACGATTACTGCTACTGACATGAAAATGCTGAGAATCATTATGCTCCAATTTTCGAGGTACAGGGCAAATGTTGGTCAGTAGGCCACCTCTTTCCGTTGGGTCACAACATTGGTTCCGTTGCTCGTAAAAACGTCGAACCTTGACGCTACCAGAACTGCCCTCTCCATAGCGCAAGTAACACTCGTAACCCCTAAAAGAATCGTGAGTGCGCCCAGTCCGTAAGCGGAACCCGACCCCATTCCGTACATGCCGTCAGCGGCACGAAGAATGGAATAGTCGGATTCTATGGTAAGTAGTTCCCCCCGGCTCGCAATCATTACCGCCCAATCGTTTTCTTTATCCGGCGCGAAGCCGTTTACTTCATGTGCTGCGCGTAGCGAAGGGGACAACACTCTGATACCAAACTGATACCACGGGGAATCGTCGCGTTCAGGAATATCCCACAGGTGCGCTGCAATATCGCACGACTGATTCTCCCCACTCACAGCAACCAGATACCCGTCACGGGAAAGGATCTTTACAAGATCAGGATGAGTGAAAGGATACCCGTCCCCGGCGGTTGTCTGCGTATCTGAAGCGATAACACAACCCGCCTCATGCTCATACCCAATAATGGTTGTCACCCCTCCAGTGTACGTCAGATTCTTAGGCCGCTTTTTTTTAGTTGCCTGCGCTCCAAATGGCTGAGGCCACCCCAAACGCCCAACAGCGTGAGATCCGCGAGAGCAAAATCAAGGCATTGAATACTTACTTCACACCGGCTACAAATGCTTTTTGCTTCCCTAGATGACTTTCCGACTTCCGGGAAAAACGCATCCGGGTCAGTTTGGGAACACAACGCCTTACTCATCCAGCGAGTCACTTGACCTTCAAACAAGGTGCGTTTGCTTGCTCATTTTTTACATTAACTGTGTTCATAAGTGGCCCATCGTTGTAGATCCGGTCATTGGCTAGTTGCGCGTACACAGGGTTAATTTCAATACCAACAAAGTTGCGTTCTTGTCGGAGTGCAACCACGCCAACAGTCCCGCTGCCAGCGAACGGGTCAAGCACTAGGTCACCCTGTTGTGATCCTGCAAGAACACACGGCTCAACGAGCGACTCAGGCATAACCGCGAAATGCGCTCCCTTAAACGGTTTAGTTGGAATTGTCCACACGTCGCGTTTGTTGCGTGTGCCGGACAGCCCCCTTACCTTCCCCATTTCGCCGTGGTCGTTCCGGCTTTCGTCAAGTTTTCTATTGCCGAAGACATGTGGTGGTGCGACTAAATCCTCAGCGACCGCAACATTGTCGTAGTAGTACCTCGGTGACTTGCTCAACAGGAACAAGTACTCATGCGACTTAGTGCAACGATCAGTGACACTCTCCGGCATCGGGTTGGGTTTCGCCCAGATAATGTCTTGGCGCAAATACCAACCAAACTCTTGCAACGCGAACGCTACGCGCCACGGGATGCCAACGAGGTCTTTTTGTTTAAGACCCAAGGGAACTATTGCCGAGTGCTTGTGTTCCATATATTGCTGATTGTGAGTTTTGTTTATGTTTCCGGCCGAACCCTTGCCGCTGCCGGAGTACGAATCTCCCAAGTTCAGCCACAAGGTTCCGTCGTCAGCAAGGACTCTGTGAACACCCGCAAACACTTCCACCAACTGAGCGACATATTCAGCGGGTGTCTGCTCTAACCCAATCTGGTTGTCATTGCCGTAATCACGCAGCCCCCAATACGGTGGCGAAGTGATACAAGTGCGAACACTGCCAGCGTCCAAGTCGTTTAGTCGTTGGCGAACATCCCCAACAATTATGGTTGCGTTACTCATCATTTCACCTTGACCCATCTAATCGCAGTTTCAACACGCATCCGAATGACCATCTCGCCTTCGGGATCTTGGCTCAAACCGCCATCTGGCTTTACGCAGTAACCGTGAATGTTTTCAACGATCTCCAAGCACCGCTCACGCTCAGCGAGGACAGCAGCCTTGATCGCAGCAGAGTGATCGTCGTACCGCACTGACTCATGCTCCCTGAGTGAATTGGTTACTGGCGGGACGTACAACGACAAGTCAGATGATCTCACAGTCCCGTAATTACCGTCATCCCAATTCACATTGACATAATACGGTTCTTGGCGTGGAGATGATTCATCATCGGGTTCGGCTACTGTGCCAAGGTCTGCATCCCACTGAACGCGATCCCCTACCTTGAACTTTGCTTCGGGTGACCAACTTCCCACGTCGGGGAGTTCATTCCGCGCCGCCTTGAGCGCGGCACAGTGATCCTCGTACAAAACGCACTCCGCATGAGACATCGTTCTTACCATGTGCGGTATCTCCATCATGTCGTTTCCCTTTCTAGTTCAACAAATTAACAGTAAGCCAAACCACAACAAGAAGCACCCCGATCATCCCAACACCAACAAGGAACCCCTCACGGCGACCCTTAACCCTCTGATATTCCAGACTCCTCACAGACTCCCAACTGTCAAGGGACTTCCTTATCTTCATGCACACACAATCTTGCCCTTCATTAAACATGCACGTTTTCACATGGCTCATGACACAACCAGACCCTTCAGATCAGTGCTTGCCCCGCCGTGCTTCCCGTAACGGTTCTCGTCACGATAAATGCAGGTGTCCCCAACATAAATGTTGTCATTGTAATCACGGTAGATTCTGCCTGTCACAGCGAACTCCCCATTCGCTCCAGCCGCAATAATGCTCACGGTGGTATCCGGTGCAAGATTCTCTAAAACAGTTGAGAAGTCCTCACGGCTTATTTCTCTCTGGTCGTAACGGCTCATTTCGTCAGAGTACAACGTGTCTTTAATTTTCATTACGCTCCCTTTATTAGCATGTTAGTTATTGAACCGGGATTCTCGAATCTTTCCTCCAACAGTTCTTCGATATGTGTTTGGATTTCTTCTTCGGTTGGAAACGTCTCATACGCCCAAGGCTCGTCAATGATCCGATCCCAGCCGACAGCGAAGCCTTCAGTTTCGGGCTTCTCAGCGATAACAGTGAACTCGCCGTCGCTCCATTCATTAACGGTAATCGTGTATCCGTGGATCGTGTCGCGTTCGTGCGTGTATTCGACTTCCACATTTTTTGGTTCGGTACGCATTTTGTTTCCCCTTACTTTCCGGTGAGAAAAGTGGACTTTGCGGCGGCGGCTGCTTCGTGGCACAATTCTGCCCACTGCAATTTCTCGAACTCCTCAATCGTGTTTTTAATGAGGTCAGCGGCTAAAAGGTACGCGGTGTTGCCTAAGTCTTGACCCCACGCTTGTGTCGCTTCATCACGGATCTCGTTGCAGGTAATCCATGCGGCTTCAAGAATCGTGTTAGTTTCCATCGCGGTATTGAACCGGGTGAGGATTTTTCTTTCGGTTGCGTTCATTTCGTTCCCCTTTTCTTGAGGCCCCTTGCCTCAATAAACTAATCATAGCACGACCCCCTAGTGCCTAATCACGGGGGTGCGTTAAGGCTTAAGCCCCAACAGATAACACACCTGACACGACGCGCCCTTATAAACCCAGCCCCCACAAGTGCAACGCTTGACATCCCCGTCGCTCACTTCAGTTCCCCCCTCCTCAGAATAAAAGCCGTCACGTCCAGCGGAGTGCAGTAAAGATCCTCCAGTTCAACCGGACGATAAGTAGTCAACCAGTCAGCCACAGCGGAAACAACTTGCTCAGCGTTCCCTCCAGAAAGAATAAGACGCTCAATTTTGTGGACGAGTGTTGGTTGTCCGTCAATAAGGATTGTGGCTTGCGCTTCTGTGAGCATGTTCATCTCCTTAACGTTGCTTGCCTGTCCCCTTATGTTACCACGGTGCAGTTCGGTTACGCGAGAGTTCACCCACTCAGGGGTCACATAAACTTTGCAGCGGAGCCGGGACTCCTCAAGCCGGTCAATGTGGTACGTCTTGTGGAGTATCGAAAGAACAGACGACGAGTTCCCATGATGCCAACCGAACTCCTCCCCCAATTCCTTCCATGTTGCACCCGTAGCGGCCCTATCTCTCAAGAACCTAATAACCATATTCTGGCGATTCTTAGACCCTCCAGAACGGTCTAATTCCTCCGCACGAACCCTGCTCGTTTCCGAACCCGACCAGCCCGACGAACCCGCGTACGGTAATTCCGGGATCAGCCCCGGCGACGGGTTACCAGAAACGTCGAACATTTCGTTGCTCACGGTTGCTTCTCCAGTTCTAACTCGCAACGAAGGTCAGCACACACAGGTGGTTGAGAAGTAGTCCCCCCACAAATCACGCACCTGCCCCAACGGGCAGGGTGGCTCATCTCACCAGACACAGGCATCACCTTCTCAGTCTTAGCCAATCTCCAACCCACTTGCAAACAGTCAGAGAAAATGAAGTTCCCTCCCTCACATTCAACGAGTCCATGTTCTGACTCGGAGTGGTTTATGACTTTGTAATCAGTCGCGGGATTCATCATGTCGCTGTAAGTAACAACATCACCTATTTGAAATCTCATCACATTCTCCACATTCCTTTGAGTTCCAGTGCCGACGGCATTCTTTGACCTTCAGCACTTGCCGCCCAACAAGTCAGGCACACGTTACCCGGAAACAGATC